CTTGTGTATAATTAAGATAAAGCTTGCAAAGCTTTTATGCTGGAGGGTAGTAACTGCGATAGCTAGTCGACAGTTATAACTACTAAATTCTCTACAGAGCGAGGTATTTGGTCGGGGCACGTAGTAATGTGTTTGCGCCCGCGGTCAACAACCGCTGCCCTCCCTTTCTCACCCCATCCTCAAAAGAATGTACTGCTGCATCACTGAGTGAAGCAAACATACGTCCGAGGAAGTTCTGAGTACCAGATAAGGTACCTTCAGGTGGGATGGGGACAACTGCAGTAGCGCTTTGTCCGGTGTTGGGACTCCATTCGTACACCGCCGTAAACAAATACTTGCCTTGGACGACAGGCATCGTCTGGCCTGACGCCTGAATGCAGTCGACATTGTCAAGGACCATCATTATTGTTCCTTGTTGATCGGCTGCCGCCGACAAAGTAATTTGTTCCGGTGCGGGCACGTAGGATGGGTCTGATACGTCCTGGTCAACTGAAGTCGGAAACCAGCGCGTCTCAGAATGGCATGAAGACTGACCAATGTCCTGAACTTTTGTCATGGCGTTCAGGATGTTGGTAGCCGTCGCGGTGTTGGAGCCAATGGTCCCCCAATTTGCCCCGGCAAGATATGCCGTCCCGATCACTCCAGACCGGGTGCCATAATCTCCTTCCGGAATAAACTTGAGACACGCTGCTACCGTTCGAAAAGAATCGGCGACTTTGCCGCCGGTTGCATCGGGTGGTGTAAAGATGAAATTGTCGAAGACGTTCTTGGTTTTACCCATGGTCAACGTGGCCTGATCGCCGTCCGCACTCCCCATAATAATTTTGTTCTGGGAAGGGACAAAAGCGACCACGCAACTACGTTTCACATGTCCAGAGGCGTTGGGGGATGACCCCCCAGCTAACATCTCTGGGGTGATGTACGACTGCAACCGGATTCGGTAAGCCATGCCTGCTCCTTGGTAGCAAGGCTTTACCATTTCTCCGGTACAAGGGTTCATCAACAACCTAGCATACGCCTTCTCATCATGCGAGTGTTTCTCGGCATGACGAACAACAGTACGAGTTGCCACCTTAGGGGCACTGCGCTGCTGTTGTGGTTTCTTCTTCTGAGCCTGTTTCTTGTTATTTGCCATGATTCTGTAAAAAGGTATTCCAATTAATTGGAACCCCCTCCAACCGCCCGAGTATTAAAGTCCTATGTGGGCTTGAGGACTATGATCCCTAAATAGCGATCGCTGCTACCTTCTCCTCGAATTGCTCAACGGTGTGCGGAAGTTCACACTCGTTGATACTCTGAGCATCGGTTGCCTCATTGAGAGCAGACACGATCTTGAGCATTTCGGATATACATCCTATTTCAAGAGAAGTGCAGACCGACTCGAGTAACAGCTCCTTCGCTGTCTCGTCGGCTGGAACGGGATAAGGGCCCTGTGCTATCTTGTATGACAGCTCCCGATCCTGTTCAATGGCTATGTCGCTTGCAGCCAATTCCGATTCTGTGGCTATCCGTAACCCTGCGTCTGCAAAATCTGACAAGAGTGGAACATGACTTTCTGTTGCTAAGATGCCTTTGCACCAAGCATGAAAGCCGCCACCCCCGAGGGGTTGTGAACCCCCTTTTGCGATTGCGTTTCTGCCGTTCAAATTCACCACCGGATGACTCACGGTGTAGAACTTTGGGGCGGGGTATTTACGGGATAGAAACTCCAACGGTTCGGTCTCGGCGCGCGCATCCTGTTCGAGAACCATACCTACCTCGGCTGCCGCCTCGGTCAAGTAGCTCTTGGTCTCGTCCAACTCAATGGCTAACCCATCATCTCCGAACTTCGGGCCCAAAGGAGAAGTTGTTAAAATCTCCTTAAGAGTGTACCCAAACCGCCTCTTTGAAACGAATTCCACAAAGGCGTTGATCAGAGTGTTGATGAGGGTAGTCAATCCGCTCCCAGAAATGTTGCTACCAACTGTGACTTCGCAGTGCCCACCAGGAGATCGGAGAAATACTCTCTCTTCCTTCTTCAAGGTGGACTCAATGAACTCATGGTGGTCCTTGTCGAAAAGCCTGTACAGGAATGCTTCCACAACATACCTACGTAAGTCAATGGAAACACGCCCATCCATGCGTGAGAAATCTGACAAGACCTTTCGGCCAGGCAGTTTCGCAAATTCTGACACCATGTCCCCCATTTCTGAGGGGTCCTTGCCAACGGCGTACCAACCGAACCGTGATGTCCCTTTCATGTACAGGGACACCGCATAAGCAATCTGAGCTGTCGCATCAGAATGGTCCGCTTCGACGACGAAAACATTTCGTGGACTGTTGAGTGACGTGGAGCCTTCGACTTTGAGCATAGCCTTTGCTGACATCTTTCCTGTCCTGCGCGGGCCGTTGTTCTGCTCTCGTTCGATACGTAGCTTCTGACGAGGTTTGTTCTGGCGTGCACGAACGTATTCCAGCGTCGCAGGTCCAATACTCCCAACGTCGCGCTCAGCCACAAGGAATTTCATGAACTCCACTGCGAACTGTTTCATTGCGCTTGAAAATGGTTTCTTGTTAACGACTAACTTCATACGTCCGTCTAGGGCAGCCCGCTCGTTATCGGGGTGCCTGGTTGGGAAAACAGGTGGCTTGCATATCGTGACGGGGGATAATGTGGCTGTGGGCTTGCCTTCTTCTCCCTCCGTAAAGCCATCGACCTTACTCCCTACGCACTGGAATGACACTGCGAATCTGGGTTGTTCCGTACACTTCAGTGCCTCAAGGAGGATCCAATTCTGCGAATATGTGAGCTTCAGTTTATGCAACTCAATGTCGCGTATCACCTCACTCGATGTTAGACCCTTCCCTCGGCTCTGTTGATGTTTCCCAGTGCTTTTGTTTGCAGTGAATTGAAGATCGTTTGTGGTAAATCCACACAATCTCCGCTCCTATCCTTTTCGCGGCGTAATGACACATAGCTCTCCATGAAGCCTTCGGGTGATCGTCTCTTAAACAAACCTGTGATGATGTCTCCACCGCCACAATGAATCTTTTCGACGACCGCCATGCGCGTTAGAGGACGCGCAACGATGGGCTCCAAATTCCAATACTGACGGACCTGTTCCCAAAGGGACCAGTTCGTCATCTTGGATCGGAGTATCAAAAATATAAGACAGCGGCCTCTTGCGAGAGCTCCGTCCCTGTCAGGCTGATCCACGGTCACTTTGTCATAAATATGCAAAGTGTCTACGAACTTGCCATGATAGTCATACTTCTGATGAATGCTGATGGTGTCAGATGCGAAATCATACAACTGGTGCCTATAAACAGCACCGCCGCATACCTCCTCGGTCAACCGGTTGTCAGAGTCAATCCACCATTGGCTATCTTTGGTTCTCCCAGCAACAGCGTCAGGCTGCTGCGTGTAGAAAACCATGTCATGGCCGGCGTATAACTCTTCGATCTCCGAGATTGGTAACATATCCGTATCTATAATGGAAAAGATCATCTGGCCCCAATTTTCCGTACGACCATGCCTGCCGCAAGTCACTCACATCGTGGAGAGTTCTTCTCCCATGAGTGGCTTTCGTGTCAGGCTCGTCAGTGCGTCCTTTGGGTTGATCCCGTTCCGCCATGGAGACGTCAAATCTCCTCTTATTGAGGAGGCGTGTCGCATAATTCACTGTTGTCAATGCTGCTCTACGAGCAGTTGCCGCGTGTGCGTGAGGGTGGTTTGCCGGCGTGTTGGCCGCAACGGCGTCCCCCTCATGGAAACGAACTTGCCTTAACTTATTCAACTTGTCCGATTCTGCGCGGACACGATTGGTTAAGTCCAAGTATTGGTGGACATAGTCAGCTGTTGCCTGTTGACTCGCCCGCGAATCACTGCAACGAGTGAATCGCTGATAAGTCGTCAGGTAAAATTTGACTATCCACCGATTATGAGCTAATGGTCCAAGACAATAAAGGTCGCGGCAACCCGCAGGCCTCATTGGCTCGGACATAATAACGTGATAGACAGATGCAGAAATCTGCTACCACCGCATCCAACAATGCGTTTT